TAAGGTCTCAGAAGGTGATGAGGCTTGCTTATGGAAAGGTAAGTCAATTATCCCTTTCTTTGTGTCATCGTCCTCTGAGTCGTCCGGCTCAAAGCCATAGAAGATTTCTTTTAATCTTTCGCAAACTGCTTCCTTCCAATCCCTTATTCTGCTTGCCCCTAACCGAGGCGATTCACCGATATCAGGTGGATTTGTGTTCTCAATGTTATTAGTCCAAGGCATATTTCCTCCTTTATTATTCTATGTCCCTATAAGCTACCTTACCAGTAACCATGTTTGAGGTTTCTTTAGACTCTAGCTTATCTCTAAGGTCTCTGTATAAAGCTACATGAGTTTGCCCTTGCTCTGTTCCCAGCAATCCATAACTACCTAAAACCTTATAACAGGCTCCTTCAATAAGAAGTTCCTCATATCTGTCTGGTAAATCTATACTATCTACATTCAAACTTAAATCTGATATAGTCAAAGTTATGTCGTATTCTTTGTCAGGGATAGGAGCAAAGTAAAGGCGATTGCCTTCAATGCAGTATTTCTTAGGCTCCTCTTCCTGAGCGTCACCGGCTATCATACTCAAGTAAGCCGGAAAGTCCCCAATCTTAGTTAAAGGGATATCACCGTCTATCTGGACTGAGATAATATCTCTAACTGGTAAATCATCTAAAGGGTAACTTCTCTGGCTGGCTACAGTGGTAGCCTCATAAGTAGAATTAAAAACTGGTATTACTAAAGCAACATCTTCCAGCACTGCCTTCAGTTCTTGGTCAATGTCTGTTTCATTTCTGGCTAGTCTCTTATTCACTGCGGTTAATATCTTAGCTTTGGTTATTGACATAACTCCTCCCCTATTTCATATTGATAATCAAAGCAAACTACCCTATCTTGATACATACCCAAATTCTTTTCATAAGTCGGCTCATTACCAAGTAATTTTAACTCTTTAATTTTACTTATCTCATCTGTCCGACTTTTGTCTAAAGGTTTGGCTCTTTTCATAATCAATCCCTCTCTGGAATAAGCTACGCAAGGACAAAAATACTTTTCTAACTCTGTTCCTTTTACTTTTAACCAATTCTGCCACTCTGTCAAATTAGCACTATACTCCTTATTTCCATTTGCCCATTTATTAAGATTTGCAATTGATACTTTTCTTTCTATCTTTAGTATTTCATCTTCCCCATAACGATAAACCTCTCTAAATAATCCTTTTTTAATTAAAGGGATTTTTCTAATTATCCAATCTTTTCTATGGTCATCCTGTTTAGTAGGCATCTCAGGGATGTTACCTGAGAAAGCATCATCAATACTAATCTTAGGGAAGGCGTCTATCTTTGAGATAAGAGAACAATTGTAAATCTTAAGCCCTCTGAGGTCTCGATAACGGACATTCTTATGAGAGATATCCTTCTCAACTTTGTATCCGTTATGAAAGTGTTTTTGGCTTCCATCAAACCCTAATAAAAAGACTTCCTCATAACCTAAAGCAAAAGCTAATGAAATAGAAGCAAGGCCTGATAAGGTAGAAGCAGGATTACCAGCATAGATTCCCTTATGGAAACCTTCTTTACCCTTGAACTGATATCCGGTTCTAAAGGCTCTGATATCTTCTGTCCAATCAGTAGCTATAACATTGTCAGGGGCATACTTTATACACTTAAGCTGGTCTATGCCTTCCTTGTGGTGCTCATAGAAAGACCTATCCATCCAAAGTAGTATTTTGGGTTTAATAAACTGGTAAGCTAAGTTAATGGCAATGACATCTTCTCCGGCTAGTCTATTGAAGTCAAAACCTTTTAAGCTTTCTCCACCGCCAACGATAAAAACTCTTTTACTCATTACACTCCTTTGAGGGAGAAAGGGGGCAGTTTCCTACCCCCTTCTCTCAACGACGACCTACACCATTCTATCCTCTTCTCCTGCGTCTCTTTTTAGCCATGAATTTCCCCCATTAGTTTAAAGGTTCTTCTTAGCTGTCAGGAGTGTATTGAGTTTGAATTGCTACAATGCCGAAGTCTTCATCGTTGAATTCAGTTTTCTCAACTCCATTTAGTAATTTAGTTCCAACACCTGGAATGGTATCGTAGTCAAACAATTTCTCATTCCAAGATGGATAACTGCCCCAAGCAACCGCTAATGCTTGTGCTCCTAGTAATGGAGAAATAGCATGCTCACTAGAAGTATCATACAGAAGGTCACTTCTGTCATACTCATAAACAAGCACGCCATCCCATAATCCCATTACACCTGAGAATAGAGGGTTTTTCTTTCCTCTGATGTTAGAATAAAATTGTGCGTTCTTCCATGCATCCTCAGCTTTCAAAGCCTTAGTTACATATGGATGTGCTAACATTACGTAGTATTCTCCGCCTTCAATCTTGATAGGCCTAATCTTAGGAGTAGCAAGCTGAGCAGTCCTCTTAGCCTGAGAGATGTAAGAAGTAAGCATGTTGCCTGTTACTGTCTTATCAACTACCCGATTAGTAGTCGGAGAAGTGATAGCAGCAGTAACACATAACTTCTCAATCCTCTCATCAATCCATTCTTTCAGAGCGTCTTTCATCTCTGTTCTTAGGTCAAATGCTGGTCTTTGTAGGTCTAAAGTAGAACCTGCTCTTACCGCATTACCTCTCTCAGTTAGAGATACATCAAAGTCGTAGAAAGTCAAAGCCTCTTCATTTCCTTCAAGTGTAATACCAGTTGTTGAGCTTGATTCCCCACTTCCTGTTAATCTCATTCTGAGACCAAAAGTAACTTTATCACCTTTGGATTTAGTTAACTCTTTCTTCACCTGAACGATACTATTGGCACTCTCTCCCATAAACTTGGAAAAGAAAGTATCACGCATCGCTTCCTTGTAAAGTTTGGCTGACCACACTTTCTTAGTAAGTGCATCACCAGTTGCGAAAGTTGTATTTGACATGATTCAACTCCTTATTCTGGGCTCTTAGCAAGCTTATCAAGTTCTTCATCAGAAAGCTTTAAGAGGTCATCCACAGAAGCGGTCTTTAAATCGGTAGTCTTAGTTGCTCCGCTTCCTCCGACTCCTGTTTTGGGCTTCCCTCTGGATAACTTGTCAACTAACTCTTGCTGAGAGCGTTTCTTCATCAAATCCTGAAACTTAGGATGAGTCAAACCGATTCTGTATGCTTCCTCTGCCGGATTTGCAGCACGCCTAATAACCTGCCTGTATTCAGGGTTGTCCTTAAGCAGTGGGCCTAAGCCATTCTTGAGGACTTCATCATAAGCAAGGTCTTTCCCTACTTTAGCCGGAGCATACTTAGTCTTAGTCTCATTCTCTGAGATACTAAGTAATCTTCCTTCAAGATTTTGAATTGTGGGTGATACTTTATCCATTATCCCTTTCTCCACTCTTGCAATCTCTTGTTTAAGTAGTTTCTTAGCATGCTTAGCCTGAAGATATTCATCCTCTTCAATGCCAAGGTCCTCTTCCTTCGTTTTAGAGAACTCCTTAACTGATTCCTCAGCTTCAGCCAATCTCTCATTTAAGGCATCAAGCTGTTCTTTCTGTTCTCTCTTTGCAGCCCTCTCTCTTTGAAGGTCCGACAAAAGACCATTGATTTGACGGTCTTTATCATCCTCCTGAGGTTTTCCCTCTTCGGGCTTGGCTGGTTCTGAGCCCTTCAAGAGTTCAGCTTTTTCCTCTTCGGATAAATTATCTAAATCCTCAGGGGTCAAGCCTTCCTTCTCTAATACTTTGTCCAACTCTTGTTTGTTTGTCTCAGCCATTCTGTCCTCCTTGTTTTTTACCTGCTAGGGGCAGGAAATCTCCTCAAATTCCCCTTGAGGGTGGGGTTGCTCCACTTGGAGCCGACTGCTGGCTAGGCCTTTGCCCATCTACTGGAGGGGCTTGAACCTGCTGCTGTCGTTTAATTGCTTCTATTATCTCTTCCTTGTTAGGGAAGTCACTAGCTTGTATTATCATTTCCATCGGAATTGGTATCCCTTCTTTTAGTCCTTGTATCATCTGTTCAAAGTCAACCCTTCTCTGAGTAGGAGTGTTCCTTCTGGTAGTGGTTACCATTTGATACTTTCCTATCTTCCTTGATTCAAGTGCTCTGGATATTTCCTCAGGGTCATGCTTGAGATGTCTTTCCTGGACTATGCTTAGCATTTCTTCTTCAGAAAGGACATCCGCCTTACGGATAAATTCTAGTATGGTTTCTCCCAGTATTCTCTGAGTCCATTGAAAGTTGTCAAATAAGGGCTCGGTGGTTATTAGACCATGCTGCCTTCTTAGCTGTAAGGCAACTCCTGACTCTTGTCTGTCCGGAGCAAACCCTAACATATCTCTGGCTCCTGATATTTCTTTTAATTCCTGGTCTGATAGCTCTGCTAACTTAAGATGCCCATCTGATAGTTGAGGTGGGTTTATTCTCCAGATACCTTGATTTAGTCCATATCCTTTCCTGGCTCTAACTTTAATCCCAGGGGATGAGCCCATTCTCTCTAATCTTTGTTCTTCTTTGGAGTCCAAGGCTCCTTCTGTAACTATGAATCCAGAACCAGCGGTGGTGTTTAACATGTGAAGGGCTTGAGACCTTCTCTTGTTCAATTCCTGCTGAGGGTCAATTAAATCATCTACTTCGCCTCTTACTCTTTGTTTATCTCCGAATACTTGTTCTGCACAGAACCTGATTAAAGGGTAATCTGATATCCCATTGAAAGGGTCTTCCTCATCTTGTAAAACAACATCTCCAACTTTGGTAGTTAAATTAAGAGTGGGGAGTATTCTCTTTAATCCGACTACTTTCTCCCCATA